CACCAAGATAAGCTGCCATAGTCTGAAGCACTTGATTGATAGAGTCTTGCAACGCTTGAGCTGCTGCCATCAATGCTGCATCGCCATCTGCACTATCAATAGCTGCGGCAGTTGCTGTAACTCCAGCAGCAGTCTGAACGCGGACGGTCATACCTGCATGTTGCATACGCTTTTCAATAGCTTCAAGGTCGAGGCGTCCAGCAGTAATGCCGGTACCACTTGGTTCCACATACGAAGCGGTAGCTCCTTGTGGCAATTTCAAGACCTTATCCGGACCAACATCAACAGAGCTGGTGGCATCGACGCCTGTCAGTACCAACATAGCAAAGCGAGCGAAGGTCAACGACTTACGTTGCTCGGAAGAACTAATCCAATGCTCAAGATTAAGTTCCGCCAAAGGTAAAAGAGGAGGTTCCCCCTCAAAGAAACCAACTCGATTGATATAAACCGGAACCAATGGAATGAAAGCAAGACTGGTGACACCTTCAGCATGCAGAATCCACTTACCTTTATGTTCGCCATCCTGAACCTTGCGATGTAACTCAAAGGAACCGCGACGAAGCAAGCGGATCTGCTCAACTTTAACTTCGCCCCACATATCAGCAGGATCTTGTTCGGTAAACTCTTCTAAGATGCGAACCTCGGTAAGGATTTGTGCTCCGCCAATGTTTTCGGACTTCCATCCAATCACATTTTCAGCTTGAACCAGAATAGTATATGGGCGAGCACCTTGATTGATTTGGTCTGCCATGGTTGGCAACTGACCTTCGGTAGCAGCAGTCACCACAGGGAAGTCTACCAGCACAAAACTCAAGCCGTCAACCAAACCTTCTTTGAAGGCATCGAGGAAGAAAGAATTGATATCGCGTCCAGCCCCGTCGATGTTGGGAAGTAAAGCAACTACTGAAGGTGGAACGTCTTGGTTGACTGTGATTGGTTTCGAAAAGACTTTGCCGGTCATCTTCTTAACCGTATCCGCGAAGCCGTTGTAGAGGGTGGTACCCTTCAGACGCACTTCATACGCAGCATCGGATTCGGCAGGATGTTGTGGGAGAAATTCTCGACCTTCTTCCACCATCTCTGCAGTACCACCCATCAAGGCACGTGGCAAGTCACACTTCTCGTGCAACTCTTCATATAGTGTAGTGGGGGTAGAGATGTTTGCCATGGAGGTTTCCTGAAGAACAGAAGAACATTTCCGCAATCCTACAGTGCCAGCGGATAACAAGGCAACATACTAATACATATTTTCTGATCCTGCCTCGAGTGCTCCGTTGGTCAACTCATTGAAGGCATCTGAACCGGCGTCCACTTGGTCGTCGTGAGGACCATTCGGAAACATGCGCAGCTCTTCGATGAAGTCATCGTTCCAGCTTGCTCTGACCATCAGCACGTTGCCCACGTTAACCTGCGCGGCGAAGCCTTCAGCCCGAGTTGTTTTCTCACCGCTCACGGTTAGGCACTTGACACTATAACCAGCCAGTAAGCGAGTGAGAGTCGCCGCCTGCGCTTTACCAGCCTGACCAGGATCTTGAGGAAGTCGAATTTTAGTCCAGCTTCCATCACGGCTCGCAGTATTAGACAAAGCAATCTGAACCCCGTCCGGTCCTTTTTGGATGCGAACAATATCTGCAACAACGAATCGCCCGTCGGGTAGCTTGCCCATCTTGAAGCCGACAGTCCAGTCGCCACCACCCTCGGTCGCTGCCAAGTCCCAAGCTCGCCAGAACAGCGGTATGCCAGCAGGCAAGGTGTCTAAAGTGCCAATGTTATCAGGCTTGAAGAACTCACCTTCAATAATGAACGGACTTTGCTGATACAATGATTCCCAACTCGACGGAACCATGAGTGCCTTGACTCCAAGCAAGAAGTCGAGACTCTTATGCTCCGGAAAGAGCGCCTCCCCTTTCTTTCGATTAGGCTCATCCTTGGTGGCAATGGCAGGATAACTGAACACCCGCACATCTGGGTCGATTGCTTGTAACCGTCCAATAGGATCATCGACGTGCCAGCGAGTCAAGATACAAAGCAGACCGGCATCTTCGCTAAAGCGAGTCAGAAAGTCGTCGGTTAGCCATTCCCAAGTTGCATTTCGAACAGTTACACTTCTTGCCTGCTCGCGACCTTTGATTGGGTCGTCTATAACACCCAAGTCCAAAGATTCACCGGTAATAGAACCACGCACAGTGGTGTTGCGGAAATAACCTTCTGTACCCGCATACTCCAGAATGTCATGGTTGCGAAGTACCCCGTCCTTGCCGCTGCCTAGCTTAGTGTCGGGGAATATCTTTCGGTATTTATCACTACTAAGTATTCGCTGCATTCGCAAGTTAGCGCGCACACCCAACCGTTCGGAGAACGAAGCATAGATGGTGCGGAAGTCAGGATGTTTGCCGGCAACCCATGAGAGAAAGTCCACAATGAGAATCGACTTGCCGTGCTGCGGTGGGGCTTGGATAACTAACTTCGGGCGAACCCCATCCATTAGCGCCACGTAGAACGCCTGAAGCAGGTGGGAGACTTCTCGTTGCCACCAACCTAGTTTCATTTTCGGATTGATGTATTGCCGGTACGCGTAGAAACTCTCACGAGCTTCTAGAATAGCCATCTGCTCGATTAAGTCTAGGTCACGAGGGGTCATGCTTGGAATACAGTTAGGGGCAAGCCACGTTTTGCTGCTTCTTCCTTCAGCTGATCAAGGGTCATGGTCACGTTGGCATCCTGAGTCTGAATCGGTCCACCATTAGCACCAGTTACTTCTTGTTTCACTGGGGCATCCAGACCAAGCAAGCGAGCACGCCGCTCCATGATTTTGACGGCGGCAGCGACTGCCTTCATTTTAACGTCGTTGTCTTGGAGCTTGATGGGGATTGGATTATTGAACTCATCGAGGACGAGGTTCCCAGTTTCATCTTCGAGGTGGTCGCGGACAATCTTCCCTTGGCTCAACACCGGAGTGAAGCTACGAAGCACTCGGGTCACTTCATCCTGCAAAGCATCCAGACGTTCTAGTTCCAGCTTCCGCACATCCGCAACATTCTCGATGATGATACTCTTCAAGGCGGTTTTGTAAACCTTGTAGATGTATCCCTGAGTCATGCCGAGATGTTCAGCTATCTGCGGAAAGCTCATGCCCTGCTTGCGCAGAGCCATGATGTCGTTGCGGAAGCGAACCGTATCTTCGTTGGCTCGGTTCTTCCCCTCTGGATTGAAACCTAGAGCGGGACGGATCTTCTTTGGGGGTTGGTTTATGTCTTTCATTGTTCCATGATATCTAGAATCTCATATCAGGGCAACCCCAACTTGATGCTTAGATGCTAATGCTGTAAGCTAACTCCCCAGCAATTATCAGCACCAACACCAATCCAATGAACCATGGAAAGGCATCACAGATAAATCCCCAAGTGAAGCGGATGCAGTAGCCCAACCACGATTCATGATTGCGTTGAAAGATCTTTCTGGTCATTTTGAATCTCCTGTTTGAAGGAGCACTTGCAGGCTGCTCCACTTTTCCCCTAGCCCCCAGCATCGTCGTCATAGCGACCCCGCAGTTTCAACTAGCCCCCGTCTTTCCGGTGGTACTGCCAATCCGTTTCCGAATGATTAGATTCTATAAATAGGCAAATGGCATGGCACGAACTTTGTTGAAACTAAATCACATGCCATTTCCATAATTGTTAAGTATGCCGCAGTTCGGACATAGGTGCCCATCCAAGGTCAGATAGAATAATTTGTTGCCACAATTGCACTGCCAAGTGGTTTCAGGTTCGAACGGAAACTTCCAGAGACCTTTCATCGTGCCACATTTCGGACACTCTAGCTGCACATCCCCAACCGGCGCGACGGCAACCCATGTATGATTGCATCCAAGGCAGAACGCTTCGCCTGCGCCATGAGGGTCGGATTTCTCTTTGGTGGGGAATTGGAGTATCTCAGCCATGTTTAGCTCGACGTTCAAGTTTGCGCTGACGCTTCTGCTCAGCTGCATCCAACAGAGCTTGGTCGTCTCGCATCTCTTCAGACTTCTTGCGAGTATCTCGAATCAGCTTGGTCATATCCTTGCCAAATGCAACTTCCCTCATCTGAACTAGTGCTGGATTGTTGTACTTACTATTTTTGGTCAATCGCTTCATCATTGTCTCCTTGTTTTCGATACCAGCTAGCAAAAGCGGATGCACCGCCACTCATTACTCGGTTAGTTGCACAAATCACCCACCTGCCGGTGTGAGGGAAGAAGTTTACCTTCGGCTTATTCGGATAACGGTACATGAAGTTAGTCTCATCGCTGGCCGTACTGGACGGTTCGAGACCGAGCTCTTTCAACTTAGCAACGTTTAGTTCATACCAAGCTCGATGTCGTTCTTGGCGAGCTTGGCGCATCCCCATGTAATCAGCACCCATTTCAGGTCTCCTTCAGTTTAGATACAAAGGCACCATATCTGTCTAAACTTCGAACGCCGGCAGATTCATTCTTCCCTTGGTTCTGCTTTTGTAACTTCTTACTGCAAGAAGTGTGAACGTTTGGTCTGCCTTTCGGTTTACCGCAAACAGAACAGAGATGGCAGTTAGAGAATTTCACTTCAGCACCTCATGTTTTAACTTATATTCGAAGTATACCAAAAAGTCGTCCAACTTAATCTCCGACCAGACCTTAAAGTTAGATGCCCCACCTGTCACTAGAATAGAATGCATCATCACTCTCCACTTCTGGTTGTTCTGTTTGAAGAAGAGAACTGGTACTTGTCCGACTTTTGCCTGCCCGATGCATTGTTCTGTCCAAGCATTCAAATTAAGAGTCTCACATCGTTTAACTTCTGGTGCTAACCAATCTAAGCCGACTAAATCGAATCCGCCCATGTGTGATTGGATTGTGTTGCGTTGAAGTGTCGGTGGTTCTTTACCTGCATCGAGATAGACTCGGGTGACCACAGGTTGTAGTAGTTGAACCACTTCACGTTCCCCTCGTTTTCCCTTTTGCTGCGAAAAATTACAAGCCATGAGTCTCATCCTCCGCATCTAAAGTTTCTTCAATCACTCTAAAAGTCTTTGTGATCGTTTCAGGTGAAAGTGGCACCGGATAAATTACCGCGGTTATAAGAGCCGGTCGATTAACTCCAACTTCAACCTTCATTTCTCGGATTGCTAGGTCTTGCATTCCACAAAGTTTTATCAGCTCTGTTTCAAACGCATACATCTCAACTTTGATTTTCTTTTCGGCCATCATTCATCCCCCTGTTCGATTTCTAATCCCAGCTCTTCGTTACTAATCGGAACTCCGACATCACATGAATCACATTCCCACAATCCTGTTTGCTTATTCTCTGTTCGATTGCCACCACAATCACATTCGTAAGTCTCTTTCTCATCTTCCGGTATCGAATCAAACGACATTTTCAATCTCCTTTAAAATAAATCTATCATGTTCCAATCTAGAACCACTTTTACAATTCCTGCTCGGTTATAACTACTACTTCTTAAATCTACCCACTAATATAATAA